AGTACTGAATTGTTGAGAAAACGTGGTTTTTCGTGCCGGTGGCTGCTAACTGCTAAAGGTTTACCGGTTATTGAATTAGATTTAAAGAATTCAAAACTACTACTTGACGAGCGAACATGGAAGGCAATAACATTACCAAAGTTATATTTTCATATTATTAATAAAAAGTTTGATATCCCACTAGAGGACAATTCATGGCAAATTATACCCCAAAAGAACAAGACTTAAATTTCGATAAGATAGCCGAAGAAATAGCACAATTGAAACAATGGGCAATCGAAGAACCGGAAAATGCATCTTGTTATTATGCTGATATCGCCTATATCGAAGACAATATTAAGTTTGTATTATGTATTGACGGTTATCCACATAAGGATTATGATACTTGGGATGAAGCAAAAAACGGTTATGACGATTGGATGTATTTTAATCGAGTGAACTATGAAAGATATGGTACACGCGCAACAATAGAAAGGACATACGAATGAATAAAACAATAGGTAGTCCATACGATACGGGCTGGCAAGACTATTTGCATGATCGTAAATGTGATCCACATTGTTATGAGGATGAAATTAGATACGACGATTTAACAATGGATCAAATGCTTGAATACATAAAAGGATGGAACGAAGCGAAAGAGTTTTATCGCGGTACAAAAGCAAATTTTACAAACCATGATTTTAACTAGGGGGTTTATTATGTCTCATATCGGAAATAGTAAATTGATGGATAGAGTCTGTGATGAAGTCTATGACATGCCACACGAAGAAGTGTTGTCGTATCTTGGACAATATCGAAGTTTAGAAGGATGGCAAGAACTACACGAAGAAGAACAGTATATGAAAGCCATTGAGTTGAAATACGAAGAATATATGTCTGAATGATATGCGCTGCGTGAGTTGTGACGAAGTTTTAAGCGATTACGAAGCTACAAGAAAGAATCTGAACAACGAATTTATTACATTATGTAATGACTGTTTATCAGAATCTGACTTGGACAATGTATTGTTCCTAGATAGACCCGATTTAAGGCACCATACGGACGATCTAAGGACTTTTAACGACGAGGGAATAGTAGAGTATACCTTGGACGTAGAACACGACAGAGAGGATTCTGATGGCAACTGGGACGAGTGACGAAACAATGGACTTTTTGTATCCTGATGGAATAACTACTGCTTATGAGGTCTTTCGTAATGGCAAAATGAAATACCAAGCCGTTTGGACAAACCATGAGAAGCGTTATTACATTGATGGCGAAGAAGTGACGGAAGCAGTTTTTGATTCAGAATTAAAGAAAGACAAACAAAATGGATGATAAAGAGCGGTACGATCAGACAATGGAAGAATCCTATTATTATCAGACTTTAGCGGATACTGTGGGATTGATGTTTGATTATGGTACGAAGAAGGTCTTATCTGATTTATTGGATATGGCTATTAATGTGGAAACCACTACTACTCAAAAACCTAATTAGAAAGTTAATAGTTATTAAGTCTAAGGTTATTTAGTAGTAGAGGTTATTTAATAACTATAACTATATAGTTATATATAAGGAAGGGAGTTTAAATGGGTGTCCAATTGAAGTCGCATCAACCATGCCCAGACTGCAACAGTTCTGATGCTTTGACTGTCTATGACTGGGGAACAAAATGTTATTCATGCAACAAAGCTACATTTTCAGAACATAAACAAACCATGAAAGTGATATCCGGTAATGACTCATTTAAGAAGGTTGACGGGATTAGCAAGACGATCATTGATAGGAAGATTACAAGACAAACTTGCGAACACTACGGGGTTGTCGAGGCAGAAGGTTACTATCATTTTCCTTATACTGACAGCGATGGCAACATTGTTGCTTATAAGAAAAGACACACAACAGAAAAACGATTTGTAATCTCTGGTGATTGGCAAGCCGGTAGAATGTTTGGTCAAGCATTGTTTCCAGCCGGTCAGAAGTACATCACGATCTGTGAAGGTGAAATGGATGCTTTGTCGGCTTTTCAAATGATGGGTAGTCTAGGACATACGAGCGCAGCTATATCAGTTCGTAATGGGGCTGCGAGTGCATTGTCGGATTGTCGGCAACTAGAGAACTTTGAATACATAGACTCATTCGAGAACATCATCGTTTGTTTTGATTCTGATCCGCAAGGACAAGAAGCAGCGAAACAGGTGGCTGAGTTGTTTGGCTCTAAGGTTCGGATATTCAAGCCACTACCTGGGTTTAAGGATGCAAGCGATTACTTGTCACAAAGTCAGATTGAGAAATTCAACAAGCGATGGTGGTCAGCAGAACGTTTTGTCCCCGAAGGCATCGTCGATGGTTCTACGTTGTGGGAAGAGGTAAACAAGCCGGTAGAGAAAAGTCTTGTCAATTATCCCTACAAAGGTTTAAACGATTTAACGTATGGGATACGACCACAAGAACTTGTTTTATGTACAGCCGGTTCGGGACTAGGTAAATCTCAGTTTATGCGAGAACTGGTGTATCACATTCTCAGAAACACAAACGACAACATCGGATTAATGTTTCTAGAAGAATCTGTACGCACCACAGCACGCTCAATAATGTCTTTGAAGGCAAATAAACTGCTACATCTACCACACACAAAGGCAACGGACGAAGAAATTAAAGAAGCATTTGACGCAACACTAGGAACAGGACGGTTATTTCTGTTCGATCACTTTGGTTCGAGCGAGGTTGAGCGTATTGTCAATCGTGTCAAATACATGGCAAAGGCACTAGACTGCAAATACATTTTCCTAGATCATGTATCAATTGTTGTCAGTTCACAAGAACATGGTGATGAGAGAAAAAGTCTCGATGAGATAATGACTAAGTTGCGCACACTTGTTCAAGAAACAGGTATCTGTCTGTTTGCTGTGTCGCATCTAAAACGTTCGGAAGGCAAAGGACACGAGGAAGGTGCGGTTACATCAATGAACCAGTTGCGTGGTAGTCAATCACTAGGACAGATTCCTAACATGATTATTGGATTGGAACGTAATGGACAAGCCGACGATGAAGACGAACGACACACAACTAGAGTCAGAGTTCTGAAGAATCGGTTCTGCGGTATGACTGGACCGGCGTGTAACTTGCTATATAATCGAGAGACAGGCAGAATGACAGAAAAACTAGATGAGGATGCGCTGTGACTAACTTTCATGCAGATTTAGACAGAGGATCAAAGATAGAACATAAGGTTTTGTCTATGCTTAAAACTAAATATCGTAGTGCTAGTTTGATTGATGCTTATAAAGGTTACGATATCTGGGTTCCTGAAGCTGATTGTGGAATAGAAGTAAAGTATGATCCAATGAGCAATAAGACAGGAAACATTGTAGTAGAGTTTGAAATGAACGGTAAACAATCCGCACTAATGACAACAGAAGCTAAGTGGTGGGTGTTTCACGACGATGATAAGTTTATTTGGATTAAGCCAAAAGATATTATTAGATGCGTTTTTGACAATAAACTAACCCATGTTGAATTTACTGGACGTGGTGATAGTGCATCAAAGAAAGCGTTTTTAATAAAGAAAGATATGTTATTTTCTTACGGAACGGAAAAGTTTTTATGAGAGAAATAGCGATTGATATTGAAACTGACGATCTAAAAGCCACACAGATATGGTGTGCTGTAACTCAAGACGTTAACTCAGGAGAGGTTAAAGTATGGAAATCAGCAAACGGATTACAGGAATACATCGGAAAGCAAAGTGTTTTGATTGGACACAACATCATTGGATTCGATTTACCAGTATTGAAGAAGCTGTGGAACTTGAATACCGAATCAATCCAAGTAAAAGATACTTTAGTCATGTCAAGACTCTTAAACCCCGTAATCGAAAAAGGTCACAGTTTAGATGCATGGGGCGTGAGGTTAGGGCTAAAAAAAGGGGACTTCAGTGACTTTGCTAATGGTTTATCTGAGGATATGGTGGAGTATTGTATCCAAGACGTTAAGATCACTGTGGAGCTATATAACCGTCTTAGGACTGATCTATTGGAATGGGGTGAGTCCGTTGATCTTGAGCATGAAGTGGCTACTATCGTCAAAGAACAAGAAGAAAACGGATTCAAATTAGACGTACCAAAAGCCATGTCTTTGTTGTCAGCGTGGCAACTGGAGTTATCAACAATCGAGGATGAATTACAGGAAATCTTCAAGCCTATTGTTACTGAACGGTTCAGCGAGAAAACTGGTCGGCGTTTGAAGGATAAAGTAGAGGTATTTAATCCAGGTAGCCGTAAACAAATCGCGGAGAGGTTGGTAGCACTGGGTTGGAAGCCAACTAAATTTACTGAAAAGGGAGCAATAATTGTCGACGAGAAAGTATTACAAACTGTTAAACGACCTGAAGCTGCTAGTCTTTTGCGATTTCTACTGCTTCAGAAACGGGTGGCTCAAGTTAAATCGTGGATTGAAAATGTGGATCAAGGGGGACGGGTACATGGTCAGGTCAGAACCAACGGAGCGATCACGGGACGAATGACTCACTCTAATCCGAATATGGCACAAGTTCCGAGAGTTGGTACGCCATACGGAGAGGAATGTAGATCAGTATGGACAATAGAAGACGGTAATGTACTTCTTGGTGCTGATGCCAGTGGTTTAGAACTGCGGATGTTGGCACACTATATGAATGACGATAACTACACCAAAGAGATACTGGAAGGTGACATCCATACTAAGAACATGGAAGCTGCTGGACTAACGCAAAGAGATCAGGCTAAGACGTTTATCTATGCGTTTCTTTATGGTGCTGGACCGGCTAAGATAGGTGCTATTGTCGGGGGTGGCGAGAGAGAAGGTAAAAAGCTCATTGAGAGTTTCTTGTCGAATACACCGGCTTTGCAGAAGTTAAGGGACAAGGTAAATCGATTGGCTGAGAAGGAATGGTTACCTGGACTGGACGGTAGAAGGTTAATTGTTCGATCACAACACGCTGCATTGAATACACTACTACAAGGTGCAGGTGCAATAGTTATGAAACAGGCTCTAATACTGTTGCATCGAAAGATTATTAATGGTAAAATAAACGCTAGGTTCGTTGCCAATATTCACGATGAGTGGCAAATAGAGACAACAACTGAGGATGCTGATACGGTTGGATTCTTAGCAGTACAATCCATCCGTCAAGCTGGAATCCGTCTAAGATTACGTTGCCCATTAGACGGTGAATTCAAAGTAGGACTGAACTGGGCAGCTACACACTAAAAAGGAACTAAGATGAAAAAACCAGAACCAGTAAAAATTAAAGGTGAAGTAATGTGGGCTTTCTTGGATACACCAAATAAGTTATCCGGTAAGCATCAGTTAGATATCTGTAACTTGTCTGAAGAAGCAGTTAGGGCGTTACAAGAGAAAGCCATGTTAGATGTGAATCATAAAGATGGAAAAGGATTCTACATCACGCCTAAGAGTAACTATGAGATCAAGGCATTTGACGATACGGGGAAACAACTAACCGACATCAAGATTGCTAATGGCTCAAAGTGTACCGCAGTCATCAAACCGTACATTAATAAGTTTAATAAAGGTGTCAATGCAAGTATTACTGCTATCACCGTTACTGATCTTATTGAGTACACACCGGATGCTGCTCAAGGTTCGGCAGCAATGGAAGCGTTGTAAATGGGTCAGCCATCTCTCAATAATGCAACTGCACTGATAGATGGCGATATCCTAGTGTATCGAATTGGGTTTGCCAGTGATGACGATGAGGAAAGATTTGCACTCAGCAGAATGGGGAATTTTATTGAAACTCTCCTTCGCCCCACTTTTGTTGATGATTTCTCTGGTTACATCACTGGTAGATCCAACTTTCGATACAAAATAGCTAACGAACAAGAATACAAAGGGAATCGTAGTGGAACTAGAAAGCCAACCCACTATGAATCCCTGCGTAACTACCTTACCGACAAGTGGGGTTTTGAGTTAGTGGAAGGTGAAGAAGCGGATGATGCAATTGGTATCGCAGCCTATCAAATGAGGGCAGGTGCCTTTTGCATTATGTCGCTTGATAAAGACCTTGATATGTTGAGATGATGGCACTACAACTTTGTCAAGGACAATCTTTATTACATTACTGAGAAGGAAGCCATCAAGAACTTTTATACACAGATTCTGACAGGTGATCGAGTAGACAATATACCTGGATTGCATGGTATTGGTCCAAAGAAAGCTGAGAAGATTCTGGAAGATTGTCATAACGAGAGACAATTATTCGCTGCTGTCTTGAAGGCGTATGAGGATAACCTTGAGTTATTAACTGAACGAGCGCAATTACTATGGATAAGAAGAAAAGCTGGGCAGATTTGGACACCAAAGATTTCCCAGAAATAGCTTATATCGAGTGGTGGGATGCGTTGTCGGAGTCTGGCTGGGAAGCATTAGGCGAACCTGACATACATCCAGTTCTAAGCATAGGGTTTGTCGTAGCAGAAGATAAAACAGCAATTACTATCGCTGCTGCCTACTCTATCGATCAGTCTAACTCTCGTATGCATATACCTAAAGGTTGGATCACTAAGATCAAGAGGGTTAGATTAAACAAGTTTCTTAATATCAGGAGACGCAAATCAAAACCCAAAGTGCAAAAGCCAAAGGTAGAAAACTCCAACAATGGTTTAGAGATTTACTCATCGACCGATTCGATTTTTCCAGGTCCGATGTAAGATCGACATCAATGGGTGCTGGCGGTGAGGACATTCAGTTCTCTCAATACGCCGGAGACAAGTTAGGAATATCAGTAGAGTGTAAATCTAGAAACACAATCGCTGTTTATTCCTTCTACTCTCAAGCACAAGACAACTGTCCAGAAGATAGGCAACCTGTTGTCGTGATTAAACAGAATCATTCTAAGCCGTTGGTGGTGATAGATGCAGAATACTTCATACAACTGCTAAAGGAGCAGCATGAGACACCTAGTAATACCTGACACCCAGTGTAAACCTGGATTCCCTACTGAGCATTTAGAGTGGGTAGGAAAGTACGCAGCAGAGAAGAAGCCAGATGTTATTGTCCACCTAGGAGATCACTGGGATATGCCTAGTTTGTCCATTT